CCAATCCGTCCCCTGTGCAGGGGGCGGCGTCTCCGGTGCGGGAGCGGCGGGCGTGGTAATGGGTTCGGTGGGCGGGGTCGACGAGGTGGGTTCGGTCGGAGCGGTGGACATCGGTGTTTCCTCCCATGCGGGGCCGGCCGGCGTCCGTGCGGGCAATCGGTCGGCAGTGGATTTCCCCAGCCGTGCGGCTGGAAGCTATTCGGCGGTGCCGTTCAGTGCGGCGCGTTCAGCGGCGGTGCGGTCGAGCACTTCCTGCGCGGCGGTTGCAGCGTCGTCGTCTCCGACTTCGCGCGCCCGGGTGAGCCGCTTCTTGGCTGCGTCCCGCTCGGCGGTGATGCGCTGGCGGTCGGCCCACGCCTGCGCGGATCGGTCACGGCGGACGCTCTGGCGGGTTTTGGGGCCGGGGGTCTTGTGGCCGTCGAGCTTGCGGTCGTAAGCGTTCTGCTCGGCCTCGCGCTCGCGCTTGGCGACGGTGGCGCCGTACTCGGCGGGGTGGTAGTCCTCGGGCCAGTCGGAGTCCTCCACGACCACCACCACGCGGCAATCGCAGCCCGGGTGAGGCTTGGTCTGGAATCCCCGCTTCTGCGCTTCGGAGCGGAAGTCGCTGTAGGCGCCGTAGCTGGCCCGCTTCAGGCAGTAGCTGCACGTCTCGGCGCCGGACGGTACCCAGATCACATCTCCCTGGGAGTCGTCGGCGACGGTGAGGGTCGCGTCCGCGTTGGCGTCCATCAGGTGGCCGTCGAGCATTGAGGCCAGCCCGGCGCGCCAGTCGTCCTGACCGAGTCCGAAGGTCAGTGCGGCGGCGGTCGCTTCGGTGTCTCGGACACCCTGCACGGCGCGCAGGGGTGGTGCGGTGAGTCCGAGGTCCTCCAGCATGGCGACGGCCTGCTCTTGGCCGAGGATCGCGGCCGTCTGGCCGTAGGCTTCGGCGATCCGCCACCAGCGGTCCCGGATCGACTTGTACAGGTCGGCGACCTTGGCATCGGACAGGCGCGCGATCTCATCCGGCTCGGGGAGGTCGGCCAGTTCGGCGAGCAGGTCGCCTTGCGCGGATTCGGAGAGTGCGGCGAGCACCTGCCGGGCGTCGTCGACTTCAGCGGCGCTGGCCATCGGCTACGCCTCGGCGGGCTCAGGCTGGGTGGTGCGGACGCGGGAAGCGGTCACGGCTGCGCGAGCGGCTGCGCGAGTGCGGTTCGCAGTGTCCTCGTCGATCTGCTCCTGGGACCATCCGAGGATGTCCTTCTGCGCGGACTCAACCGACATGCCGGCGGCGATGGCCTTGCTGTAGGCGTCCATCTTCTCGGCCAGGGTCACCCAGCGGGGGTTCTCGAAGTCGGCCTCGATGGTGTCCTCGACTTCGACGCCTTCGAGGATCAGCGAATCGAGCACGCGAGCCTCGATGCCTAGCTTGATCCGGTCGATGTCCGAATCGCAGGCGTCGGCCTGCTGAGCGGTGGTCGCCGCGGCGCCGGCCGCGGTCTGGTTGGCGTTGTCCGGCTGGAGCATCGACATCGGCGTGCCGAGAGCTGCACCGAAGTCGCGCGCGTCGGCCTTCTCGCCGTTCAGGATGCCGGTCAGGTCGGTCACCTGGGATTCCCAGATGTCCACGCCCGCGGGAAGATCCCAAAGGGCGCCGGGTGCAGGCTCGAATACCTGCTCCCAGTCGATTGGCTCGCCTGTGCGCGGGTCGGTATCGGGGAGTTCGACGCCGTCCTGCTTCTTCATCGCGCGCTGCCGGAATACCTGAATGGCGGTGATGCATAGGCGCTGGAGCTTGCCGAGGTTGATGCGGTCGATCACGTCGGTGTGCGGCTCGATCAGCCCGAGCCCGTCGTCACGGTCCAGGATCGAGATGGGCGGGCGGTCCCAGCCGGGGGTCGTCTGCGGTACTCCGACTGGCCACCATGCGCCGGTTGCGCTGACCAGCGCCGGGTAGGCCGAGCCCTGCCGGACGAACTCCTGCCAGAGCGGGCCAACCCAGACCTGGGCGTGGTCGATCTGGGCGATGTCGTCACGCCACGTCTTGATTCCAGCCCGCGCGCGCCAGGGCCGGATCGGGTCCGGCTCGGCGTAGAAGCTCTCGGGCTTCTCGGCTTGAATCAGTGCCGTGCCGTCCGCATCTACGTAGTTGACCAGGTAGCCGACCGAAACGCCGACCATGTCGCGTACCGCGTCACGGATCTGCATCTTCAGCCGGTTGTCTCGGACGATGCGCCGGGCGGCTACGGCGGCCGGGGACTTGGAGTCAGAGCCGACCCGGACGCCTCGGAAGCGGATGCGGTTCACGTGGGACCGGACGGCGATGCCGCCAAAGTCGGTGCGCGCCTTCCTTTGGAACGCGAGCCATGTCGCGCGGGTGTTCTGGCCCATCTCAGGTAGGGGCGCGTTGCCGGTGGAGTAGTCGCGCAGCCGCTTGATGCGGGGACGGCGGGCTTCGAGTCGCTTAGCCAGGATCGGCAGCCACTCCTCGGGGGTGGTGGGAATCACTGCGCCCCCTCTCTCAGTAGAGCCTGCGCGGGATCTTGACCGGCTTGCGGACCTTCGTGGTTGCGCCCCAGACGGCCAGGGCGGCAGCTTCGGCGGGCACTTCGTCGCCTTCGCCGATCGGGGACCAGCCCCAGCCGCCGGCCGTTCCGATGCTGCGCTTCGTGGTGGCTCGCATCGATGCGTTGAGCCCCGGCTGGTTGCCGTGGGTGAGGGTCGCGTCCTCGATGCTGGTCAGGTAGGTGGCGTTCGCGGCGATCACCTGATCGACGGTGGGCAGGGTTACCAGCCGGGTCGGGATTCGCGCGCGCTGCAGGGCTGGCGCGAGAACGTCGCGGCCAGCCTTGCCGTCGATGATGATCGCGCCGAGCTTGCGCCACTGGGCAGTGAGCAGGGTTTCGAGGATTCCGAGACCTTCGGTGATCGGCCATTCGCCGAGCGTTTCGACGTGCGGGCCGTGACCGTCCGGCTTGCGAGCCGCTGCGGCGGCTACGCGCGTGCCGTCCAGGGAGAACTTGATCCCGATCGCGACCCCGCCATCGGCAGGGATCGCGTCGTCGGCCTTGCGGTTGGCCCAGTCCGCGGGCTTGACCACCGGCTGAGGCCCGGTGTTCTCGGTCCACTGCGCCAGGCCTTCGAGGATGAAGCTCGCGCGGCCGAGCTGCTTGAACATTCGCAGGATCGCCGAGCGTGGGGTGAACCGCGGGTAGGACGGATTAGCTTCCTCGACCGCTTCCCAGAACTCAGGAGTGGCGGGGTCCACCTTCTCGGGGTCGATCTTGCGTTTCGGCTGGAGTTGGATCAGCAGCGTGTCCGGGTCACCGCTGAGCGCGGCCTGCCGGAGCCGGCCGAAGTGCTCGCCGGGGTCGGTGTCCTTCGGCGGGGTGCCGGCGTAGATGATGAGCGGGTTCTTGCCCTGGTTCGCGGCCGGCACCATGTCATCGATCGCGTCCTGGGTGAGGATCTGCGCTTCGTCGAAGATGACGATCGAGACGCCGGGGATGCCGCGGCCGAAGCCGTGCTCACGGGCGCCGAACAAGATGCGAGAGCCGTTCTTGAACTCGATCGACTGCTCACCCGAGCCGCGCTTGACGCCCTTGCCGCCATCGACGGCGCCGATGTACGGGGCGACCTTCTTGCGACGGGCGAAAGCCTGCATCGAGCGGAAGGTCTCGTTAGAGGTCCGCGACCGGTGCGCCGTCCAGAGCACGATGATGCCGGGATGGATCAGGCAAAGCGCGAAGACGATCGCGCCGATCAGGAACGACTTGCCGACCTGCCGCGGGATCGAGATCACCACGCCACCGACGCCGGCGGCGTAAAGGCCATCGTCCCGCTTGGCCAGGATGCAGCGTGCGGCACCCGCCTGCCAGCGCTGGAAGCGGACGCCAAAGTCGATCAGCTTCGCCCGGACGCCGGGCCATCCGGTAGTGACGATCCCGGACGGAAGGCAGACTGTCGCGACGTCGGACAGTCGGGGCTCAGTAGGCCGCGGCGTCCCAGGGCTCGTCATCGGGGACCGCCTGTTCGTGGGCCTCCTCGGCCTTGGTCTTCTTCAGCGCCTCGATCTCGGCCATGAGTGCCGGGATGCTCTTCAGGGCTGCCACTCGCGGGGCGGCCAGGGCGCTCGGGTCGCTTGCGATGCGGGCCGACAGCAGGAGCGACTGCTCAAGCACGTCCATCTGTGTGCCGCGGAGGACGGCATCCTCAAGGGAGTCGATCGGGTCGGCCTCTGGTGGGGGTGCATCGGGGCTGACCACGGTGAGGTTCGGCTTGCCGGGCTTGCGAGCGGTCATGGCTCACCGCCTCGGAGTCAGCGAAAAAAGCGTTTCGGATAGATAGACCCTGAGCCAAGGAAGT